TTTCTACTGCACCACCTGATGTATTGACACCGATAATATAATCGCTCGCGACCACACTATAAGGACTGTCGCTGTTAGCTTTTGAGCGATATTTTACAGCACCTGCAGTCATCGTGACTGGTGCAGCTGTAGATGCTCCAATTGTTGCGTTGTTAATAGAGCCACCGGTTTGTGCGAGATCTGTAATGGTGGTTGTTCCGGTCTCACTAATCTTAAAGCAAGTTGCGCCAGTCTTCTGTTTAACTTCCACAACATCAACCGACTGTTGAGCAACCGCCTCTATCAAGACCGTCTTTTGGTCGTTGGTGTTTCCGCTAACGTGCAACTTAGCATTAATACCATTGGTGCCAATACCAACCTTGCCCGAGTCAACAATGAAGGTGTGGGCGCCGTTTCCTCCATCAAGTTGCGACATAACGTGAAGAGCACCCTGCGGTGAGGCAGTGTTGATTCCAACAAAACCCTCAGACCATCCGTCACCAGCAAACGAGGCGGTAACAAGCATTAGCGGGGCGGACTGTGGTTTGCCCGTGGTGGGGTTTCCATCGTCTAGGCGGAATAGGTGATTGCTAGTATTGTTAGCTGTTTGATTGGACTGTGAGACATGTAGACGTGCAGTGGGAACCCCCTTACCTATTCCAACTTTACCGTCTGAGCCTTGTGCAAAAATTGTATTGTTTCCGCCGCTTGTTTTAACCTGAAAATCTACATCTCCGCCGTCGCCCACTATTACTATATCTTGTGTGTCCTCAGTTAGTGTTAGGAGGGTTTCGTTACCCGCAATAAATTCTATCTTGTCGGTATCAAACTTTATGTTAGTGTCTGAGTCACCTGTATGTATCACTTTCGCAGCTACTGAAATATCATCTGCAACTGTTAAGATACTGCCGTCAAAGGTTAGGCTAGATTCGCCGTTAAGGGCTGTTGCTGAACTAAATGTGGCGATTCTATCATTAGCTCCGTTGGCAACTGCTGACACTGCGCCCCCAGCAGGAGGCGCGGCGAGCACTATATCTTTGAGTGCGTTTAGGGCAAGGAAGCTACCTGGACCAGCTATAGATCCAGTGGCAGGGTTGGAGAGATTTACCAAAGATGAAGTTAGGTTTGTTAGCGTAGTTACTCCATCAGCTGCAACCTTTACAGCGTTTGCACCTGCTTTGTTCTGCACGAGCAGGAGGTCTGCGGACTGGTTGCCGTCTCCGCTAATTATCATCCCCTTTGTTCCAGCAGCGGAACTGCTAACATGAAGGAATGCGTCAGGAAGGGCTTTATTGATTCCTACCCTGGCTGTTGTTGGGTCCACGAACAGTGTATTGTCGGAGGCGGAGAGCGCCCCGGCAAGCTTTACAGTGCTAGAAGCGCTAACAGCAGATAAAGTAAACTCACCGCCGGCGTCTATTTTAACAGCAGTGGCTCCGGTTTTATCTTGAATTGTGAATAGATCAGCGGATTGGTTGCCCTTAGCACTGATAATAAGTCCCTTATCGGCAGCAACTCCGCCGCTGATGTGGAACGTAGCGCCGGGAGATTGTGTACCTACGCCAACTTTTCCGTTAGTGTCCAAAACAAGTTGAGTCTCAGAAGTGCCAGCACCAAGCGATATGTGATTGAGGGTGTTACTCGTAACGTCCGACCTAATCAGCCCCATTTGTGAGCCGTCACCGCTACGGAACTTAATCTGCTGGTCTCCGCTGGCGGCGTTACTTCTAAGGGTCAAGAGCGGATGTTCTTCGTTGATCTCAACTCCAGTAGAAGTTACAGCACCGAACTGAGCCGATGATCCACTTATGCCAGTAGAACCGGTTAGCTCAGCTGCCCTTAACTTGGACAGATCACTAGTAGCAATATCATATGCAGCCTTGTCTGGACCTTGGGCTTTAACCTTTCCGATTACAAAACTACCTGAAGTTTGGTCCCAAAGGATCGCTTGGTTGTTGTTACCAGCCAATCCAAAGACAAACCCACGATCGCCAACTGAGCCAGTTTCATTAGCGGCATCACCAAACCCAAGACCAATAATCGGGTCACGCACAATAAGGTTACTGGATGAGATTACCGTATCAACTTGAAGGCTTTCAGCTTTAATGCTTCCAGATATAAGAGCAGAGCCAGTGATCTGCAGGTCGCCGACAATCCTAACAGCAGTTGTCTGAGGAAAACTAGCTGAGACATGTAATTGCTTTGCCGGTAATACTGTTGGGAAGTTTAGCCCAACGCCCACCTTGTTAGAGGCAGTTGCAAATGCCAAATACTTAGAGCCTGAGAACGTTGTATTGTTCTTTATAATTGCGATAGACCCGGTTATATCGGGACCTTCAATTGTTTTTAGAACATCTAAGTTTATATATGCCCATCCGTAATCTGGCATTTAGAACTCCTATACTAGCGGTGTGGTCAAGCCAGACCCTGTAAGAGCGTACATTCTACCCGTTGGGATCTGTGTTAGCTCGGCGACGACTCTATACTTTCTATTAAAAGCCTCATCGTCTGGTGTGGATACGTAAATCTCACTGCACTTCACATTGAACGTAACTTGGCGAAGATTGCCAGAAAGAACAAAGTCGTGCTGACCACTTACAGTAGCAGGGGACGGCTGTCCAGTTGTGTTAAAGTGGATTCGCAGCTCATGACAATAGCCCTTGCTATCAACGTCGGAGCTGGCAACGGTCACGGACTTCGCAACCATTGGAAAGCTGAATTTACGCTGAGTATTTTTGGCATGCCCGTTAGAGCCACTAATATAGGGGACACCAGAAACCTGATAGGATCCTACGTTATTCAGCCCCACGTTATAGTTTTTCATTTCTGCCATTGGTTTCTCTCCTTACTTTCTTTTACGCCTACTATAATTAGGCTCTTCAAGCAAAATAGCCTTTTCTTGGCGGACACGTTTTTTATTTTCTGCTATCTGCCTTCGTTTAATATTTCTCTTTATCTCCGAGGGCTTTACATGGTATCGCCTAGCTCGCAGCTCATCCATAAGTTTTATTTTTTTAGTTTTCTTGATAAACCTACGAATCATACGATCAGAATTTTCATTCTTATTCTTTGGGGTAATCTTTACATTAATTGTCATTTTTCTTCCGTTATTTGATGTGTGCTGACCAGCGACCGCCAGCCATTCCTAAAATGCTAGAAATATCAACCCCAGGGTCGCTGGGGTCCATATCGGCAAGAGGTCCCTGGGTACGGGGTCCTTCGGAGACCGAACCTCCTTGGGACAAGGGTGCAGTGCCCTCAAAAACATTTACTCCGCCATAAGCATCAGACCCAATAGCAGATAGAAGCTGCTGTTGGCGATCCCTGGCTTCGCGTTGTCTCTGCTCCATAAGAGCCTCTTGTTCAGCACGGTTGTCGTGCTGTTTTGCGGGTGGTGCCGATTCTACCAAGGTTGGACGGCTAAGCCCCTGTGCAACCTCGGCAACTATATTGGATAGCGCACCATCCTCAAATATTACTTCTCTGACGCACTCCTTGATAAGGGGCTTAAGAGTCTTTAGTAGTTCTTCTTTCTTCATTTAAAATCCTATTTTGTAAATGCTTTCAGTAGTTTTTTGAATTTGTCTTCGTGACTTTCAGTTATGTAATCATTAACTGTCTTTGACTCGTCCATTGGGGAAACTTCTTTCTCTTCTTCAGCATCGTCGCCATCCGGCTCATCGTCTAAGCTGGTGCGTCCAGCTTTCATATTCGCAAGCATAGCGGCTAGCCCAGATACAGGATTCTCCTCCTGGGGCTTAATGTCTAGAGATTGCAAAACACTACGTACTGGATCTACGTCAACACCACCCAAGAATCTAGTTATCATATCCTTAGTCTTATTTCTATCTTGGCGGTCAGACTCAGAAGAGCTAAGGTATGCGCCGATAAGATCTTTAATCTTTTCATCGTCTATTTCTGCATCGCCTACAGCAGCTCTTATGCTCTTGAGGGCGCTCTTATCTGTGGTGATTGAGACATTATCTTTCTTAACAGCTTGTGCGATTTTCTTGTTAATCTTCGCCTGTGCTTCAGCGTCCTTCTTCTTAGAGGGAGTGTATTCAACTGCACTCTGGGAAAGCTTCCTTTTATTGACCACGGGCTTAGAGGCTATTCGCTTTACCTCCTGCTCCTTGCCAGGCTTTGAGAGATGAACCTCTGGCTCTTTAGGGTCTATTATAACAACAGCTTGTGTCTCTGGGGTCACCTCAACTTTTTCTTTTTTCTTCTTCTTGTCGGGTGCGCTCTCTTTCCCATTAACGTCCTCTATTGCAGATCTGAGAGGATTTATGTACTCCTGTGTCAATTTGCCCATCCACTCTAGCCCAGGTATGTCAGCTGCCATGTCAGCTAAATCTACCAACTTCTTAGTAGCCCCAACTACGTCATTAACAGTTGCTTCGGACCCTGACTTCTTTAACGCATTTTCTATCGTCGCACGAACATTGCGAGCAGCGCGAGCTTTATCAGCTACCTTTAGTGATTTGGCAACTTTAAGAACCACTGGTCCATATTTACCAGCCTTTGCAGCAACCTTGCCCGCTGGTATCAAAGCAGCCAAGCTTAAAAGTGCCTCATCATAATCCCCCTGCGCCACATTCAAGCCTGCTCCAGCTAAGGCAACAGGAACATTTGCGCCTGGGAGGAAAGAGGCTGCGTCAAGCGCGCCTTCTAGAGCTTGCGCAGCTTCTGTGTTTGCTAGGTCGCGGGCTTTTTCAGCTGTGTCGCTTACAGCAGTAGCTACTTTCTTTGCAATAGTGGGCTCCTCAGCAGGTTCCTTCTCTTCGGGAGTTTTTGCTTCGGGTGGTGGTGCTGGTAAGGGCGCAGGGGGCGCAAGCTTTACTTGATTTGTGTTTGCCCACTGGTTTAGGATTCTGGTTACTTTTCTTAGGGCGTCTTTTTCCAGACCAAAAGAGTTTAAAAGATCTTGTACAGCTGCGGTTGCTTCTCCTGAGAATGTTCTGTTGGGGGCGCCGGAACCGCCAAGCTGTTCTAGAAGCACCTCTTCCTCTTCGGCATACTTGAAGAAAAGATCAATTAGTTGTTGCTTCTGAACGTTTGTCAACTCTTTCACATTCTTTAGAAAGTTAACAAGAGAGTCTTCCATCGCACCACTTGTGATACCAGCAGCACGATAAACATCGGGGTCAGTATCGCTAGCAGATACGTTTTCGTTTAAGAAGCTTCGCCAGTTATTAAACTGAACCTGTTCTTGTTTAAAGGAAGACCATTGACTCATGTTTTTTAGTCCTTTAAGATCTCGTTAAATAGGCGATTTAACTTGTCGCCCTTGCTTTCGTTTAACGGCTCTTTATGCTCACGCATCATAAAGGCACCTGGGGTTGAGGGCTCGGAGACCATATCAAAGCAGATGAGTTGAAAATCGTCTTGAACCACTGTCACACCGTTGTGCTCCGCAACAGAGCCTAGTCCTCGTGATGAGATGCCAACCTGCACTCCGCTCTCTACTAGGGAACGCAGAATATTACCGGAAGGGGTCGGGAGCACCTGGATTTTTCCGTAGACGTCATCACCATCCATCCAAAGCTTTGTCACCTTATGGGAGACCTTGGAAAGCTCTACAACTGAACTATCGGGGTGGTCAAGCTCGCCGAGGGCGCGGTTCTCTCCAATAAGCTTCTGATAATTCTGAACTTCGCGCTCTAGAATTTCCTTGCCATATTTTCTACCGTTTCCGTTAAGGGTCTCGGCTCTCTGGCAAACTCCAGACAAAATCATACCGCCCTCTGCCACGAACTTCTTCTCAGCTTCGGTTAGAAGATCTTGGCAGATGCCGCCATCACATAGTGCGAAAAATTCTCTTAGTAGTTTCTTGCTCATAATTTTTACCTAGATGCGGGCGCCACCCGCATGAGTTGGGATCCCTTGCAGCAGCGACGTACCGGTTGCAGTCCCCACTTACGATCCGTGAATCTCATGTCTAACTCCTTTATCGCCAAACAACATGGCGAGAATGTATGATGTTCCTGAACTTAAGCAGCCCAGAAGAAAAGCATTAAATAGAGAATGCTCAAACATAAATAGTTCTGTGAAGCGGTTCGTCACCAACAAAAACACGCCGACCCAAAAGCCCACACACATAGGGCAATGGAAGAGGTGATACTTCGGTCTAATCTTATTGAAGATAGAACCATAAACTAAAATATTGGTCAACCCAAAAGCACATAGAATAAAATATATGAGATCCACACTAGCCTCTAGTATCCATAGTAATTATAGAGGGACATGCCATAGGGACCACGAGTCATCTCGGGGCGAATGGATCCCTTCTCGGCTGCCTGGGGAACCTCACCCAGCTCGGTTGAGTATTCCTTATCTGGATCTGTATAATCTTGATCTACCTCTTGCTCATAGTCCTCAAGGAACTCTAGTGAAGGCTTCTCTTCTTCTAGAAATCTTGCAATATTGATAATAGCAATTTTGATAGCTGGCAATTCTGTTGACTGGGGTATAAGTGCCTCCAGAGAAGCAAACACGTTCCCTCCTTGAATTGATGAGGGGTCAATTACACCTCGTGACTCCAAGAATTCAAACAATCTATTTTGGGCGCCGTACACTACGCCACTCTTTAATCTCTTGGGTAAAGTTAAGATTTTACTTTGTTCTGGCATCACAATTATGTCTATGTCAGGGTGGTCAGAAATTAGGAAGTCTCCGCTTAAAGTTTTTCTAATGTCTAGGCGAACTTTAATCCCTGGGCGCTGAGCCAGTTCAGCGTCAGATACGCCGTCCTGTACAGCATCCCCCATCTTAACCGTTATACCCATTAGTCTCGTAGCTCCTCTACCAAGCTTTGAATTTTCAAAATGTGCTCAATCGTAGTGGTATCTATCTCCTGATTCTTAAACCCGTCAAGAATGGATAAGACTTTATTGGCGTTCTCACTCAAAATTGTGTCCTTCTGAATCTCCTCATCTTCTAGTGATTCCCTCAAGGCGACGGTCAAGCGTCCGATCTCCTCGTTGAGAAAAATCTTAAGGTCTACTCCATCATCGTGAAAAGAAGCGATGTAACGACTAAGAAGCTTCTGCTGATTTTCAAGTAACTTGCCCTCGTACTGTTCGTTAAATTTCTTTACGAAGGTTTTATATACTAAGTTATCAATTGGAGCCATCTTATCTTGCGACTCTGTAGAATTAGAAGATAGTGCCTCAGCTAGGTTGCCTTCAAGCAAAACCCGATGCTTTACAGAAACATCAGGATTTAGAATTTGTGAGATTGTAGCTAAATCTTTATAATTTGCCACAAAATTACTAAAGACGTCTTTTGATAGAGCCTTGTTAATTTTATTAATCAGAGCAGTCTGCTCTGCAAAAATTTGACTCCTGTCTAGAAACCCATGGCTTCTTTTGACTTCAGATATCATCTTTTCACATAAAGCCTTATCTGCATCGGTGGTTTCGTACAAGACTTTGTAAAGATCCAATTCCCTTCTAAGGGATGAATCTTTTCCAAAATGCTCTTTTACAATTGACACAACCACTCCTTTGCGGTTAGTATCTTTAGCCACGATACATTTTGTCAATTCCCTAACAAGCGCCTCGTAGATAAAAGCGGTGTTACGTTTCTTATTGTGTCTAGTCTTTGTTAGCATCTTCATTTCGCTCCAAGGTTTCTACCAATCTTCTTATTTCTAAATTAGACTCAAGTAGTTTCTTTTCCTCTACATCATAAGTAGATTCTACATTCTCATAAATACCTTTTGCCAACCTATCCAAGTCTTGTTTGCCGCCAAAGCGTGTCCTGTCGGTGTTTCTAAACATCTCTGGTGTCGTCTTAGCGGCGTATGAACGCCGTCGGGCGCCAGATCCTCGTCCATCTACTTTTTTGGGCTTGTACCATCCATGGGATCGGGCGGTAGTCGTCTTTCCATCGGCACGAGTAATGGTTGAGTCTCGCTTTCCGGGGGGAGCATCAGGGGTTGCGAGTAAGACTGAATCGTCTGCTCCTGCATCCGCGTCGGCTGCTCCTGCATCAGCCGCTGGTTCTCCTCCAGCTTCTCCTCCCAGTGGTTCACCGCCCAGATCTCCGCCAAGGTCCGCGCCCAGATCCCCACCAAGAGCGCCGCCGAGATCACCCCCCCCAAGGTCACCGCCACCAGCAGCAGCGGCAGTCGCGGCTTCAAATTGTCCTTGCAACAACGCATCATATTTTTTATCATAAACTAGCTCCCTGCTATTTCGTAAGAACTCCTCCTCAGAGAGGTGGAATAAGTGCTCAGCAATCCAGCGACGACTAAAGAAGCCCTCAGTGGCAGAGGCTGCAACATCAAACTTAGTCTTCCAATGTTCCAGCTCTTGTATCTCGGCGAGTTTGGATGGGTTGTTAAGCGAAAGATCAAAAGAGATAATGTCATCACCTCGGAAACCCAGTGTATAGAGGTGAATTATTCCAATCTTTTCTAACTCTGACACCACAGATCTCTGGAGTCTCTGAATTGTTCGGGCGAAACGGATATCCTTTTGCGCCAATGTTGTCTTGTCCTCGGAGCCTTCTTCACCTTGCGTCAAATAAGACTGAGGAATCTTGAGGGCTGAGAAGAGCTTGTCGCGAAGGTATTTAACATCATCTATGTCGCCTGTAAAGGACCCGCCAGGAAGCGATTCCACCTTAGAAGAGTTTCCGCCACGCATAGGAATAAAGTAGTCCTCTTCAACTGACATGGGGTTGTAGCGCAAATCAACGCGACCGGTATCCTGGTCTACGAGCTGGTTGCGCTTCATTTGCGTCATCACCTTTTGCATATACTGTTCAACGTCGTTAGCGTTAATATTACCTACGTCAATGTAAAACACACGGCGTTCTGGTGATCGGACAATGCGATAAGCCATCATTGCGTCCTCTAGAAGCGTTAGCTGTCGCCAAATACGACGTGCGGGCTCCAAAACAGAAGTTCCATAGGGGGCGTATTTATCATTGCCAAGGATTCTAAAGTGTGCGATCTGCCAGTTCTCAAAAGTCATACCGGCTGAGTTCCACTGATACTGGATATAATTAGGGTTAGTCTTATCTTCGCCCTCTAGTCTCTCAATTTCCATAGACGGAAGCCCAATAGCAGTACGAACCCCTTGTTCTTCGTCTATATCAAGATAAAGGAAGTAGTCTCCGAACTTACACATTGAACGGCACCAACCGAACAAGTTGAATTCAATGTTCAAGACATTGTGATAGAGTGTTTCTAGGACCGCCTTAATCTCGTCATTGTGGCACTTAATAGAAAGAAGGGGCGTGAGGTCTGAAGATGTAGTCATCTCGTCGGCATAGATGTCTAGCGCAGAAGCAATCTCAGGTGTAAACTCCATTTGGTCAAAGTCTGCGTACCGCTCGGCGCGATTCTGGTTAACGTAGAAGTTTGCCTGCATCTTTTCATGTGCATAGTATTCTGACTTCTTAAACTGTTGACCACTAGCTGACTTAAATCTCGCCGAATACTTATCCATATCACGGCGCTTAATCTGACGACCTGTCTGACTACGATAACGTACAATGGGTCCTGAAAAGATTCTTGTTAGCTGTTTAAACAACCTATTTTGTTGATTTGCCGGGTTTTTATTGCGATCTGCCATTCCAAACTATCCTTTGTAGAGCCACACAAATTGCTTGTCAACCTGCTGGCTTTGATTATTGCTGTTATTTAAATCAGATTCGTGATCAATCTTTCTGTTATACCCTTGCATGCCGGGAATGGCAGTGCTAAATTTTGTATTTGAGACGATCATTGAATCTAAAAACGCTTTTCTATACTGAACCTCTCTCTGGTTCTCCTCAAGGGCGGTGTCCCTAACCCAGCAAGCAATTGCCAACGCCATAATCAAATCGTCGTTATAGCTCCTCATTGCTTGTGGTCGCCCATTATTCCAAACAAATGTCTTTAGTTCGTTTGCCGTCCTTGAAGAGTATAGGGTAATTAGTTTATTTCTAATGAATTCTTCTAATTTTGCAACGATTAGTGGTCGGGTCTTCTGTGACGTAGTGAAACCGGCTACCGAGTTGGACATTCCTTCAGCCTCTAATTGGCTAACGTATTCGTGCGTAGATTTAACAGAGTAATATATATTTGGATATTCTAGATCTATAAGCTTGTTTAAAACAGCAAATCCAACGGAGTTGTTCTCAACCACAACTAAGCAGTCATCGTATTCCTTACCAGCAGAATACAGCATGTTTGCATACAAATCCGGGGTTGGCTTTCCTTGATATTCTGCAACGACTTCCATGGTTTCTAGTTTGATAATGTGGAATACAGAATAATCCTTACCATCGCCACGAGCCACATCAGCTACCAACAGGTAAGAGCAGTTTTCCTGACCTTCTTCCCAGATCCAATAATTTCTATCAAAGCCAGTCCTGTGTCTCGGCTCTCTTACAGTTTCAAAAATTCTCTTAATATCATCCGGGTGTATGACCGTCTCACCCGACGTATTGAAGTTGCACTCTAACTCTTGAGCGATCTGACGGCGAGACATGTTTCTTGTCTCCTTCTCAAACCATTCACGGTCACGATCGGGGTGCGCGTCCCACATTAGCTGAGTAGGGTTGAAGTCATTAACACCTTGCTCAGACTCTGTGTAGGTCTTATGAAACCAGTTACCAACACCGTTGGGGGTGGACAGGGCGATACAGCGACCACCAGTTGATAGAGTGGGGTATAGACCCGTCCACAACTCTCCAAGACCCTCAACGTGAGCAGCCTCATCAATTACCAGAAGTGACAAAGCCTCTGAACGACCGGCATCACCGGAAGTTGAAGAGGCTTTAATTTGAGATCCATTGGACAGCTCAAACGATGAGCGGTTGTCAATAGTGATGTCTGTGATTTGCAAGAAGTCGGGGACGTTCTTGAGGATGTGCTTCACCTTCTTTACAAGGTTGGATGCGGTGCCGAACTTGGTGGCGATGACAAGCACGTTCTTGTCACGATGAAAAAGCATAAGCCAGACAATGTATCCCGCTGAAATCGTGGAGATACCTAACTGCCTGGCTTTTAGGATGATATTGAAACGATAGTTATTAAAATCGTTTAGAAGTTCTGCCTGAAAATCGTATGTTTTAAATGGAATCAACCCTCTTTGAGGGTGGGAGATGCGGGCGTAATTGTTTACAAAGTAGACTGGGTCTTTACCGCACTTTATAACTTCTTTATAAATTTCTTTCTTGGTAAGTTGATAACCCATTCTTCATTTTAAGGAGTCTCGGGACCGTATCCTTGCGGTGTGCGCTTAAGCATGTTGCGGAAATTACGGTCAGCTAGTTCCTTTTGTGCCTCGTCATCCACTACGCCGGTCAAACCGCCGATTTCGTAATCGCAGCTAGCTTGGACCCAAGTCCATACTCGTGAGCGATTTTGTACTAGCATATCACAGTCACCCATTTTCTTTAAGGATAGCGTGTTCTTTGTGATGGACTTATATTCTTTCTTGAGGAACTTTACAATATCAGCGAATGTCTGCTCCATATCACTCTCAAAGTTATTAGCATATACTTGCTTAAGTTGGACCTCGCCCTGATAAGTGACACGCAGGATATTGCCCATAAACTTCACATTGAAGCCGTCAATGACGCGGCGGTCATTGATCATATGACCCTCTTCGCGTTTAAGTCCGACAATCTTTTCATCGCCGCCCTCGTAGGAGGAGCCTAAATCGTGTGCTCCGTCATAAGCGTTTGCTGCTGCTTGCGCGATTCCTCGGATAATTTCAAGTGTCGTTGCCATTATTTGGTCTCCATCCAGATAGCCATCTCTCTTCTCGGTCTTCAACGTGCTTTACATAACAGTCCCGGCAGCAATCATATTTATTCATATAAACGTCGTCGCGGACATCAAATGAATATGTATCGCACACCGGACAAGTACGATTAGACTCTTTATTAAGTAGTTTCTTGGGTACTAAAATACCATTAACTTCTACTTTCTCATCCTTGTCGTATAGCTGAGCTTCTTTTTTTGTTAAGCGCTTTATCTGTTGTAGATATTCTGCTTCCTTTTCATCAGTCCAGTTTCCCTTTGGGTTCTGGACTGCTTCGCTGCCATACTTCTTGCTAATAGCTTGTTCTATTTTTGCTATCTCGTTCCAGTCTCTCTTACTCACTGTGACCCCTGACTAATCTCCCGCGCTGCAAAGAAGATTGCGATTGAAGTGGCAGCCCCAACAATGAACCCTCCCGCAAAAAACCAATGGCTATTGCGGTTTGGATGTTTGCGAACCATCTCCTGAAGGTCGGCAATCTCTTGGTCCCTC